TCATTGTCCTCTTGAATATATGTGCAAATTTCCACTAGCATCAAAATGCCCGTGTTCTTGTAGTAAACATCCGATAAAGTCATTTGCGGTTTTATAAATAGGGAATGATTTGGAGTTCTTATCCATAGTCCACCCTTCAGGCGTATTTATTTCTCCACTTTTTTGTGCTAAGTCTCGAAGTATCCACAGACATTTCATGTAATACCTGTATGCTTCTTCTGTACTGAACATATTCATGAGACCTTCTATGTTATCTTGTGTAAGGTAAGAGGTGGTTTTGACTTCTCTCTCTGTTGAGGGAAGAATGACCGGTTGAGCTTCTTCTTGTTCCATTACTTTATAAATTTTAAAATGTTATTCCATTGAAAATAAATATTTGATAAAAGCTACCCGGCCAGGTTGAATAATCAATTTGTACTTCACTGATATCCCCGTTGACTTTAGNCCGGATTGAGTTCTACNTTTCAGTAGCTTCTATATTTTAGTCACCTACGTAGTGAGAACCGAAACGGCCTTTGCTATTAGGGCTATAAAAAGCCGATTGAGGAATACTCAAATCATTGTATGCAACTGAAGGCTTTGCCGGTTCCCAGTTCTTGAAAGCTTCTGCTCTTTTGGCAGCCTCAGCTTTTCTACGTGCTTCACCTTCTTGCATCGCTACATCCAACTTAGCAAGTCTCCATGTAGACTTTAGTACCTGTCCGAAAGTCTTGCCTTGCTTCTTACCCACATACTTATATGTTCTGTGAGCTGTTCTCATAATCTCTGATAAATTGTACCGTTTCATATCTTTATATAAGTTATTACTTTGTTATTGTGATACAAATATAAGTGATCGCTTTGAATTCGCAAAAGAAAAATGAACCTTTCGCTTATGATTAACGTTATTTAATCGAAGTGATAACTTCAATTTATAAAAGAAACGTATTTTTGCATAAACTAAAAAAAATAAAGTGATGAGTTTAAATATTAAGAAAGCAATTAAAGAGAATGGATTAGAAGTAAGGGAAGTTGCAAGAAGAATGAACATTACCCCTACCGGGTTATCTCAGCATATTAACGGGAATCCATCTGTTGAAGTATTGGAACGTATAGCAGAAGCTATCGGCTGTGATGTATCAGAGCTTTTTGAACAGCCTAAGAAAGACGGCGCATCAATCACCTGTCCCAACTGTGGGAAGAGTATCAATATTAAGGTAGAGTAGCATGACAAGAATCAGAGAAAACCATGAAAGATGGGCGCATTGTAAAAATAAACTACATCGAAGGAGAAAAAATAAATGCAAAGCATACTTTGTGCCGAGAATAGTTGCAGATACTAATATTTGGTATTATTTAGGTAGTAATAAAGCTTTGCTCTCGAAACTTAAAGATCAATTAACACCTACTTATGTATCTTTGTGGGAGTTATGTAATACGGGTATTTTAAAAAGCGATCCTCTGAGAGTACAAAATGCTTGTAGAAGAATACTTGAAACACAAAAGAATATGATTTATGAGCCACCTCTGAGATATTTGATAAAGTCATGTAATAAAAAAAAGTTCAAGCCTAAGACTATTAGAGAGATTTATGCCTTATTGACAATTTCCTCACGCATCGCAAAAGGAGCAACAATTGCGAAGGATAAAGAAGAAGATTTTCATCAATATATTTTAGAAAAAAAGCAAGAATTAAAGAATATCAAGGTGTCAATGAATGAACTCGCTTTAGTTTGTAAATCAAAAATCAAGGATAAAGTAAAGCATAAGAAAGCATATTCTTTGCCCATTATAATAGGCTATCTTAATTTTCTTGCAAAGCAGGCAACAAATAACAAGTATAATTTAAAGAAATTACCTCTCCGGAATTACGAGCTACTAATTTGTGTTATGGACTTATTCTACAAGAAGTTAGAAACAGGCTCAACAATTTGGAGTGAAAATGATTTAAATGATCTGTTTATATTAGCTTATGTGAGAAGAGGAGATAAATATTGGACAAAAGACCAAAAATGGATTGATTTAATCAGAGAAGCAGGCTGCGAAGAATACCTTTTCAATCCAGAGTAAAATGGGGAGCTTAAAACGGTGTTAAGCCTCTTATTCTAAAAATCATCGGTTGGGAAACAACCAAGGGTAGGGGGAGAGGCTACCTGTTCCCAACGAGTGGCCAGAATTAGATTAGAGTCTCTTTAATTTTTAAATGCTAGTGACTGCCTCTTTTATGATATCTTTAAGCCAATCGTGTTCAATAGCAAAACTTCGAAAGGCTAAAAATTCATTGTCATTATCATTGGCCTCTTCTAGAAAATGCCGAACTAATACATTAATAGCGTGTTTTTGTTCTCCTATAGTTTGATTTTCAACTAGTTCTGAAGTTACTCCTCTTCTAAATTTGTCTATAATTTTCTTTCTCTCATCATTTAAATATTTTCGATCGATTTTGCATATCTTTATAGTATATTCAAAGTTTTCATTGTCTGACAATATTCTTCCGTCTTTCTCAAATTTCAAATATGGTTTTGGATCAATCTGCTCAGGGTTTATTAACATGGGATGTTCTTGAATGTCATATTTATCAGATGCTATGGTATTTATATTTTTTAATGATTCAATATTTGGACATTTAGCTCGTTTTCCTCTTATTTCAAACTTTTTCCCTTTGTAAATATTACAATTATCGCATGCTAATAGTAAGTTGTCCCAGCTGTATGCCAACCAATAATAGATGTTTTTAGGTCGAAAATGTTCAACATTATACTGTTCCACCTTTTGTTCGCAAAACACACATTTATTATTATAAAGCTGTTTCAACTTATCTCTAATGTCATCTGTTTTATAACGATCATTATAAGGCCGTTCATTTATATACTTTTTTTTTGCGATAATTTCTAACCTTCTGATATGGGTTAATTGATCATTGCTCGTAATAAGTGATAAAGGAATGTCTTCTAAATTCTTATTTATCTTCTTCATTATTTTGATATCCTCTTAAAATTGTATCTATTAATGAATCAATTTCATTTTCACTAATAAAATTTTTACCCTCTTTTTTTTGTTCTTGTAATTTTGAAATTAGCTTTTGATTAATTTTATATAGTAAATACGTTTCATTAGTGTCTGCATTCTCTTCTTTTGTATTTAATCTAGAATCTTCTAATCCAAATAAAGAAGACGTTACTAAAGTATTCATCATTAAATGATCTAACTCTTTTCTATAGTATGGCTCACTTACTTTAGTAATGCCATTTATCCTATAGGTTCTAAATATAATGGCATCTTCTGATGCACCTTGAATAATTGTAGGGCTATGAGTTGTAAAAATAAATTGTATTTTTGGAAATATCTGTCTTAGTTTACTTACAATAACTCTTTGCCACTTTAAATGTAGATGTTGGTCAATTTCATCTACTAAAACGACTCCTTTTGTATTGAAAATATCTATTTCATTATTCTTGTATAAACGATATAGTAGGTCACAGATAAAGATTATTATACTCCTATATCCTTCAGATAATTGATCTATATTCAAGTAACATCCTTTTTCCTCGAAAAAAACGTTGCTCCCTTCTATATGAGTCTTTACATTCTTCTCTAATAGATTATATAAAACTGTCTCTATATGTTTAGTAGCGATTCTGATCCCTTTATGACTTTCTTCAGCCTGTTCTTCCTCTAATTTTATATTTTTTAGCCATTGTTCCGGGCTATTTAGCGTAAGATTGTTGTTAAACAATGACATAAATCCATATTTCTCAGAAGGATCAGCATTATATCTACCACGATGTGTCCCATACGCGTAGAGGTTCTGTAGATAGATTGCATTTAAAAGATTATATTTGTGCCCCCATTCATCAACTCCATATATGTCACTATTATTATCTAAAATATCTGAGGCGATTCCTGTATCTCGCTTTTCTGTTTTATACTTAATGTAATTTCCATTAAAAGCAAGGCAAACCGCCATAATGATGAGTGACTTTCCGTCACCATTTTCTCCGAGAAAATATATTTCTTTGGATTTTTCAAAGTCTATATTAACAGGTTCTTTTATTGATAAAAAGTTATTAATATGCAATTCTCTAACATAACACGCATCAAAACTATCACCTTCGAGCCATGTTCTAAATTGATCGTGAGTTAAACTTAAAGCTTTATGAAACTCATTCTTAAGGCAAATCTCATAAAACTCATCATCAGATAAGTCTTTATCTATAAATCTAGAAATCCTTTCCAGTAATACTTTTTTGAATAATTTCCCGACTTTGGGGTTATAATAAACAACGGAAAAATCATAAGGAACTTTCTCCTTTCTCCTATTTGTTGGTTCTGTTGCTTCTGCAACAACCAAAGCGCTACGGATATTAGTAAGTTGCTTATCACTGGAATAAACATAGAATAGCCCCTTCATATTTCCTTGAGAATACTTGGTTGCAAAGTCTTTAACGACTCCTCCATGAGTGAAGATTAGAGCCAATAGTGAAAAAATCTTCTTTTCTATTGGGAATTTTTGAATCTCGATCCAATAATCAGGAATTGGATCATCTAAAGATTTTATACCGAGAAATGAACGTAAAATGCGCTCGTCGATTTTAGCCTCTTTTCTTTTATATTTTTGTATAGTATCAACACTATATACCACATCCAATGCTTGAACGATGTCATATTTAGTCCATGATGTTTTTAGCTCTGTAAAATCTATCTGAAGAGGATTCATGACTATACTTTTTTATATGATATAATAAGTTCGTTTACATCTAATTTATGTTCATCTGAACGCCCCATTTTACTATGAATATATTCTTTAGATTGTAGACTACATTCATAGTTTTTCCCAAAAATAGAATTCCCTATTTTTAATATATCATCTTGGCTAATCATTCCATTGTTACTATAACTCAAAACCAAGTGTGACTTCCTGTTTTTAACTCCTTCGAAAAGTAATTTAAAAGCATTTTCTACTTCTGTTTTTTTGTCAAATGGAGATTGGTAACGATCATCCCTATATCTACCTTTATATTTTACAATAGGATGATCATACTTAACTAAAGTTTCTATAACATGATAAAATCTTGAATAATGCACAGAACTATACGGCGGATCAGCATAAACAATTGAATTTTCTTCTATTACTCTAAGACAGTCCATATAATCTAGTGATGTCACTTTATATTTGAAATGTGTATCTGTATTTAATGTTGATATTAGCTCTTCAAACTTCTTAGAGAATAGATTCCAAATGCTTTTATGACGGTATATTAGAATATCATTCATGTTAGATTCAGTGACATCTCGATATTGTGCAAAATGCCCTGTACTTTGTGACGTGTACGACATCGCAAAAATTAAAGCCGATAAAATAGCATAGTAGGAAGGAGTCCCAATGTAGTCTTCTGCTATTGCTCTAATGGAGTCAATCCATATACATTGTTCATACGACCAATATGTTCCAGAGTAATATTTTGTAAATAAGTTAAATCCTATTCCAAAATCAAAAGAAATAAGGCTTTGCTGTTCTTTTTCGAGTTTTGCTAAATCTAAATAATCAGTAATAATACTATAGTCAAACTCAAATTGCGGATATCGTTCTTTAAATTCAGAAACTAAAAAGAGAGCACGATCCTCGATTGTTTGTAATAGTTGAGGTGGAATAAGGCGATTGAGGTTTAACAAGTATGTATTGCCAAATATAGATGAGTATTGTTGTATATCGTTGGTATGTATATTATATTCATCCTTTAATGATGCTGTTATAACAGAAGTGCCTGAAAATAGATCACATAGCCATTCGGAATCTGTACCTATGTTTTGAATGGCATCTGTTACATATTCTAAGATTTCCCTTTTAGCTCCCATATATTTAATTAGATGGGGTATATTCTGATTATTAATCATATGTCGGTTGATTCTATTTCAATATATGTGCAAACTTACATAAAAATAGTGATTTCTACTTGTAAACTGTAAATAAACTAAAGCTTTCTCGTCGTACAATGGTAATTAGATATTCTATTTATTAGTAAATAGAATTAAATATATTAACATCTTATTTATTTACCCATAGAAACTACAATGTCACGCTCTAAGCTATTCTTAAAGTCATCTTTCGCCTTTTTTAATGCAGTTGAGAAAGTAGAATTTCCTCATAAATGATACTCTTCATTTAAGCGTTCCTCTGCAATCTTTATCCCCTTAGCTGATAGTTTAAACTTCTTCGCGAGGAAAGTCCGAATTTGAGGCGGCTTCTGTCCTTCTTCGAGCATTCTATTGTATTCCTTCACCACGTCAATGTACATAATATCCTCAGAAGAGATTCCGTTCCGGGTCATTTTCGAGAAAAGAGGACGGTATAACGATAACAATTCAAGTACTGTCATGAGCGGTCCGTATTAGTAACCGTCAATGACGGAAAGTTGAACCCCTTGAACTTTTTGCCACCATTGGTATGATCCAAGTATTTTTTATCGGTAAGCCCCAACTGACGGGCAATGATATTGGAATTGAACACTCCAATACAAGCCCCCTCAAATTGCTGTGTTTCTATGATAAGCTTGATACGCTCCATGACTTCCAGGAACCCGGTGTCGCTCTCTCTTTTACACCGATCGTGAAACTTATACCACCAAATCGTTGAAGCACCGATATACTGCCGGAATCCGTCCAGGGAGAAAGGTCGCCCTAAAATAGTTTCTTCCGTTTCGGTCATCTTCCCGTTTGTCTCCTTCGATTTACATTTCTCCCACGGATTAGCCTCAGCCCATTCAAAATACTCACAGGCTTTCTCCCATAGCAGCTCCGGCGTTTCAAATAACTTTTTCCGGCCGTGCTGCTTTCTTAATTTCCAATTTTGATTATTCTTTCTTGCTGCACACATTTTGGTAAACATTAAAATTCCACACTTCCTGATAATCTCTTGATAGCCCGGTACACGGTACTTTCACCCACACCATACGCATCGGAAAGATACTGTACAATGTAAGTCATCTTATGGCCATCATCGACCATGTGCCTATACTCTTTGTACATCCCGATGTATTTCACATCGCCGACTTCTATGGATACACTAGACATTAGTTCCAACACATTTCTGTGAATCGTTAACAACTCGAATGCGTTCATACGTTGCCTAAATCTTCCAAGTATTTCACTCTATTTGCTACTGACGTATATTCTTCCACAGAAACAACCGGAGCCGGAGCCATCATCATACCTTTTGCAACTGCCCTTGCTAACATCTCCTCACCTACTGCCTGATTGGATGTCGTTGTGACATTGATTGGGATACCACCACCCATTTGATTAAATGCCGACAGTATCGGGGAAAACATGCTCGTTGCCGATGCTGTTAGGACACTCTCACCATTGGATAACATGGCCGGGATTGAATCACTTGTTGCAGTGCCCGGACCAGTGACCGCTCCACCTTCTGCGAACTTGGCACTCTTCACCGTTTTAATTGCGGTGGCTATATTGGTCATGATGGTGGTGATAGTCGTTGCTATGGCCGCAATATTGCCCGGAAACGGTACACTTTGCGCCTGGGCGATACCGGCAGCCACGGCTTTACCCGTATTGATAGCGATTTCGCCTAATGCCAAAGCTTTGGATAAGATGGCAAACGATTTGTTGTGTTCACCTAAAGCGTCTATGGCATCTCGGAAATCGTTGTATAAATCCTGCTGACTTTTCACTTTGACCGTCTCAATTTGAACTTCCGTATCTGCGATTTGCTGCTTTTTCTCCAAACGCCTTTTGTTGTAATCCTCATCCGTCTCATCTTCTTTCCGCTTCATATTGTCAAGCGACTCATTCTGTTGGGAAAGGGATGTCTCCAGTTCTTGCAGGGTGAATGTATTTTGTGCCTGCCTCTGCTGAGATTCAGATGCTCCCATGTTATCAAGCTCCTGCAGTTTGTTATCATTATGTGATTTCAAGAGTTGCGCTTCCTGAGCGAAACGTTTGGCCAACATGTCAGCTTGTTTTTGAATCGTATCGTTTTCGTGTTGGGTTACCAGATCATCAAAGAGCTTGTTATACTTCCGGGTAATGGCAAGCTTCATCTCTTCGGTCAATTCTTTATTGGATAACTCAGCTTGGCGTTGCGTCTCAAGCTGCTGCATCTTGAGTTGATATTCTTCATCGCTACCGGCTTTTACGCCGGCAAGCTCCGTCTCTATAAGTTTCTGCCGATTGGCGATATCCTTAGTCAACTGTTCATCTGAAAGCTTCTTCAAAGCATCTTTCTTTTGTTGAGCCAAAGCTTTGATCTGTTTATCTATCTCGACCCGTGCTTTGGGAGTGAGATTCTTTTCCGTCAGAAGGCGCTGTTTCAAGTCCTCTATCTGCCGGTCATACTGATAGTTGATTTCCTTGGTTTGCTTTTCCCGGTTATCCTTGACGATCTTCAACATTTCATCCTCCGCCTTACGCACCTCCTGCAGCTCTTTCTTCTTGGCTTCTATGGCCTCTTTGATTTGAGCATTCGTCTTTATGGAGGATGACGTTTTGGAGACAGTTCCTGATGTTTGGTTAGTACCCGTTTCTTTGGAACCGTTGTTCGGAGTACCTACTTGAAGTTTACCGTTTTGGGCATTGTTGACCGCTTCTTTTGCAGCCCCGTACACGGTATTGATAGTCTCCTTAGTGATGTTCTTAATTTGAACTGCCCATTGCTTTATTCCGCTTTCCAAACCGGACAAGTCAAGTGTGAGGGCTGACTTTATGATATTCCCCAACAGCTTGAAATTCTCCAATGCAAAGCCAAACAGTGCCTTTAGCAATTGGAAAAGAGTTTGGAATGCAAAACTCATGGCGGATATCCCGGCACGGACATTCTGTGAGCCGTTATATAATTCTTTGAACCAGTTGACGGCTTCCTGAATGCCTTGGATAATGGATACAAGCCCGTCGTTCACAAAGATCTTGGCTCTGGTAGTCATTTGTTCAAAGTCTCCGCCTGTCATATCGAACAGGGAACTTAATGCGTTCTGCAGCTTCAACTGGGATTCAAGCTGTTCTTCCTGCAACCGTCCCAATTCCCCGGCACCGCTTTTGACAGTTGAAAGGTTGGTATCAATGTCTTTCAATGTCTGCAAATACTTCAAGCCGGCATCTTCACCCGGACCGCCGAAGATGTCCGCTATGGCCGAACCAACGGCTGAACTGCTTTGGGGTAATTGGTTGAGCTTCTCCGACACTTCCTGCATGACCTCAAAAGTGGTAGTGGCTCCGCTCTTCAAATCAGCCTGTACCTTTTTGGAACTGATGCCTATACCGTTCAATGCGGTGGCGGTGGCCGTTGTCATTTCCCGGATACGTAAATTTGCTTCTTTGATGGCATCTATACCCTTATCGGAGAATATACCGTTCTTATTGGCCTGTGTGGTAATGGCTATGAACTGATCGGCCGAAATACCCGCTTCCTTGAAATAGGCCGGATATTCCTTGAGGTTATCCAGAAACTCACCGTTGGCATCCGCTCCGGCTACAAACCCGTCTTTAATCAGATTTAACGACTCTTCCTGTGTGATACCGAACTGCTTGGCTACGGTATTGGCAGCAATCAGCGTCTCCTTGAAATCTTTTCCAAAAGTATCGGCAACGGCCTGCACTTCATTCCGATATTGCTTGAGATCTTCCCCATTCTTACCGGTAAATTGCTGGGTGAGTTTGGTTGCTTCAACCAATCCCTTGTTGTAGTCGTACCAGAATTTAAATGCCGTGGCTACACCTGCTATCCCGGCTATGGCTGCAAAAACAGGGTTTGATAACAAGCCAAGCAGGCTTTGTCCGAACGCCTTTACCTGTGTGTCAATGCTGGAGAAAAAACCTTTCAGCCCGTTCCCGTTATCCGCAATATCCAACAAGGAAGAGGCAAAGGCATTGTTCATTCCCAAGAAGCCTTTCAATGACTCTTTATAATTCCCCACATTACGGTAGAACCTTCCGGTTTCTTCCTCAGCATCCTTGATTGATTCCGTAATCTCGTTGATCTTATCCCGAAGCTTTTTTCCGCTAGCTGCTTCACGTTCCTTTTGACTGAGACTGTCGTAATCACTTGTGAGATTGGAGAGCTGGGCACGAAGTGATTTCAAGCTACCTTCTTGTTCCCGTTCGGCTTTATGATTGTTCTGTATGACCTTAGTGAGGGTACGAATGCCTTCTGTAGCCTCCTGCACTTTTATCTTGGAATCAGCCATATACAGATTGTATTTTTCCCGGCTGATACGTCCCTTATCTACGTCCTCTTTAGCATTCTTCTCATTCAACCGAAGTTCATCAAGTGCCGAACGGTATTTGGCAATCCCCCTGATGGCATCATCATAGCGGACGTTTATACTCAATATCCTTTCCTGTGTGTTATCCATGACTACAGTTTTTATTCGTTTTCAGATAATACACCGTTCTCTGCAAAGAAGAATGCCATAACCAAAGCCATAAATGTTTTGGGCGTTCCACTGATACACAGAGATTCCAGAAGCGTACACAGTTCGTCTTTCTCATCCTCCGGTGCATGTTCCGTGATAAGCCGTTTAATCCGGTGGGTCCCGGTAATCAGACTGCACTTGTTTTTATCAATCTGTGATATGATCCGATGACCTTCAGTAGTAAGATCAGCTATCGATACGTTATACTCCTTTGCAGCTTTCTTAAAAGCCACTGCCAATTTAACGGCATCCTTGTCTTTCAATAAATCATTTGTTGTCATAATATCCAGTCTTTAAAAAGTTTATCAAATTCTTCATCACTAAAATTCACTTCAAAGTTGAAGTTCTGCTCTATACCCTCCCAATCGGGGGAGCTGAATAGGTCATCTATGGTTTGAACTCTCTTCATTTGCTAACAATGTTTTGTTTATTTCCTTAAAGATTCACCTTTGAAAAGTATGGGAGTAGTGATTGCTCTCAGCCTGTCGACGGTACGCTCACCATATTTTTCTTTCAGTTCCTGAATGGAAAGGTTTGTCGTAACAATTAGCAGCTTTCCTTTCTTTTCCGCTTCATCGACTAATTCGGGGAAAGCAAGTCTCTTCTCCCCATATTTGACTGACATGTTTTCTGTTCCTATATCGTCGATGTAAAGGATGTGATACCTTTTCACTTCATCAAGCTTCGCATTCATTTGCTGTGCATCGTAACAGTTGATGACCTTCCGGTGATAATAATTCAATAGCAAGGGAATGATTTTCCAACAGATCAATGTTTTGCCTCGCCCACAGTTACCAAGGCAAAGAAGACCCCGTCCCCGGTTATCAGACAACCACTTTGCTACTTCATCATACTCCGGCTGCCATATTGCTTGATTGTTGGTGAAGAAGTTGAGGCCGCGCCAAAGGTTATCCTTTGCTTCTGGTATGGTTATGTGGATTAGACTAGGGACGGGATTATATCCTATCTCACGAAGATTATCTAAAGCCTTTTGAAAGTTGATTTGTTCCATTTCGTTTTCTGATTACCAAAGTTTGTCATTGTATTTTTCAGGTGAATTGTCTGTCAGGACTATACCGGTTTCGATAGGTTTTGCATTCCGTTCATATTCGTTCTGTTGCCAGGTTCTCACCGCTGCTTTCCAATCCTTCATTTTATTCTTTCCTACTTTCCAACCGTTGGAAGCATAGTAGTTAAAAAACTTTTCAGCATTGACGGCATATTTCTTTTCAAGAATGAAAGATTTTATTTCCTCTAAAGTGGGAGGAATAAATCTCTTAGATTTTTCCCCTATAATATTATTATTTATATTCTTATCATTCTTTTCATTCTTGTTTGTGTCGGATTGCGTTTGGCTAGCGTTTGCTTTGCGTTCGGTCAGCGTTTGCCCATCGTGTAAATCTTCTTGGTAACTATCATAATTATAGATGGTTATCCGTGTAGATTTGGTGAGGTTCTCTGTGTGAATCATTCCGTCGTTCTTGAGTAGTGTAAAAAAGTTCCTTACGGTATCCCGTGAGACCTTCCAACGCTCCGCCCAATTGCTTAAACTCATGATGCTCTGCCCCCTGTCGCAATCAAATAATTGCATTCCAACATTAACTTTTGTTGGGGCATGGTTGACGCTTAGCAACATGTCAAGCCACCATTTGAGTTTCTCCGGATCTTTCCATATCCAGTGCTCGATGATTTTCCTGTGCAATTTTATCCAACCGTCCATTAATTACCGCCTCCCTGTTTTCCTGCTAGCCAATAAAGCTTACACCCGTTCGGTAACCGGCAATCAGTGATATTCCAACCTTCTTCATGTCGAAGATATGAGATCAACTTTCTAGCATCGTTTGTCGGGCATAGAGAATTTATATCTCTAGCAGTGTATTTACCACCGGAAAGAAAAAGATTTCTAACAGATTGGATTATCCAGGTAGAATGAGTATCTTTGTCTTGATGTAAATGCGGACGGAATTCGGAGTTGTTTTTATGATTGTTCATAAGGCAGCTCCTTTCTTATTTATTAAGGATAATATCAATATCTGACTGTTTATACAGCCTTTTACCCCCAACCTCAGCCGGTATTAAATAACCTGTTTTTGCCCATCTCCATAAGGTGGAACGATCAACATGTAATTGTACTTTTGCTTCGTCAGGCGTTAAGTATTTCTCTTGTTTCTTGGCTAAGATTGTGTTTTCTAATTCCTCCTTAGTCGAATGAATTAGGTGGTTTGCAAATTGTAGTAAATCATTGGTGCCAACCGTTATTGATATATTAGCACCACTTTGAATAATTTCTTGAATGCTCATAACTTTTGCTTATAAATTCATCTTCCCCAATAGGTAGCTACTGCTATTGGTTGTTTGATGAAAGCAAAGTTATATACTATGCTTTTTAGGTAAAAGTTATCATAGTTGTCTTTAGTTGTCTGACAATTCAAACAACTAGATAGTAAAAACGGCGTGGAGTAATATTCAAATTATATAGCGAGACTCTCTATTGCTTTTTCAATTTCTATATTGGAAAAAAATGCATACTCTTGCTTACTCTGGAATCTCTCAATACTCTTTGTCAGGTATCTATTTATAGATTGGTCGCTTCCAATGTCATATCCAAATGATAGCCTAATTGCCTCGTAAAAAGAAGACCGTGTGGGCACATAGATATATTTTGCTTTTTCCAACGCTATGATATACAAAGCGATTTGTTTCCCCTTTTTGTCTGCTAATATTTGCTTTAGTATAGATTTTACGTGCTCTTTATCGGGAGCTATTATAAACTTTAGAAGATCAGGAGTGAACTCTTTTTCCCCTTGGTACGCCAGTGCTTCTTTTATAAATTTTTGTTTTACCGTTTGGATATAGAATTCTTCTTTAACATTGTATGCTACTTTATTGAGTGTTGATAAACCTTCCAGTTCTTGTTTGTGTGTTTTTTCATAAGCTTCAATGGCTTTGTCATACCCATCTTCCATTAATTCTTCGTATAGAGAATCATTGAAATCTTCAACATAAGGATTCCCCATGTATTTTTCTATTTCACTTTGGTCGGGTTCATAGTTTTGAACAACATTAAATTCTTTACTGTATAATTCTATGGCCTCGTCGCATTTTTTTAGTATGAAATCCAGAATCTTTATACAGTTGCCACATGGCTGTTCTTTACTCCATTTAATAGCTTCTTTTATATTGGCTACGAATTTATTTACTTTATGAATGCAATCAATCTTTCCAGAGAATACATTATATTCACTTTCTATCTTATCATAAGAACCGTCATGATTTAACAAGCAGAAGTTTTTGTATAAACTAAAAGACTCATCCGAAATGGTTCCGTATTGCCCACTTTGATTTTTTTCTGTATTTTTATAAGTGAAATCAAAATCCATACTATTCTATCATGTTAACAAGTTCTTTCTTAATATCATCGTCTATCTCCCTATATCTAGCAAATGCTTTGCTGCCTTCCTTGTGCCCGGAAAGAGAACCTACCAAATTAGGGTCTTTCACTTTCTTGTACAGGTTGCCTACAAATGTCCTTCTGGCCATGTGACTACTTGCAACCTCATTGATCGGGCGTTTCTCCTCTTCTCCGGTAGTTGGGTTTATTACTGTAACAGACCGGGTAACATCACATAAACGGAATATTTCTTTTATGTCATCATTGTACTTCTGTGCAGATATAAAGGGGAATAGCTTTCCTTTACTATCAACTTCTTTGTATTTTTCAATGAGCATCTTTGCCCGTTCATTGAGAGGAACACGGACGATAACAGGCCGATCATCTTTTGTTTTATGGGGGATATATTCTATTGCGTCATTAATAATATTCTGCTCTGTCATATTCAACAAATCGGATATACGGCAACCAATAAGACACTGAAATATAAAGATGTCTCTTTGGACGGCTAGTTGTGGGTGCTGAGACAAATTAAAATCAGCAATGTGATTACGCTCATCCAATGTGATATAGTATGGCGTTCCGTACTTTTCAGCTGTAATTTTGTATTTTGCAAAAGGTTGATTATTTGTGATGCCTTGTTCCGTGCACCATCGAAAAAATGACCTGAGTCGTTTTAATGTTGAGGAAATCGTATTATTACCTCTTGGAAGTGGCTTAGGAAATTTATGTTTTGCATTCATTGTCACCGGAATGGCTTCATATATTTCAGGATATTCATTGTAAAGGATATGTTCATTACGCAAAAAACTTTCAAAGTCCTCTATCGTCTCATTAGTGATACTGCTTATTTCTAGCTTAAATTCTTTTCTTTCATATGCAGATACAAATAGCTCATATCGCTTCAATGCACGAATAAGGACAAAGAAATCTCTTACTCTCATCTGAGATAACTTCTTCTTTTGAAGGTATATCTCCAAAGTCGAAAAGAAATCATCACCGGGCCTCTGATATTTTTCAGGATGCAAACGTTCATCTATTGCTTGCTCTAATTTCTCACTAGTCAAATTTGAAGCATTGGCATAGATAGAAAGAAGTAACTTCTTACGTTCAGCAATAGCTGTATTCAACAAGATTCTGTCCTCTGTCTTGATCACACTCTTTGCCTTGTACTGTTCTCGTTTATCATCCCATAGAGCCGGATCTACCACAAGCTTAGACTTGTGGAATAATTGAACATTACGCCCATCGGAAAGACGAAATCTTATATTAGCTTCTTTGTCTCTTTTCCCGGTCCTTATGAATGCTTTTACAGTAGCCAT